TAATGAAATGATCTATCACTGGATTTTCAATTCACCGCATAAAATCGGTATTGTTTCTATGGAGTTAGATTCAGGTCAATATGGAGAGACTTTATTAGGTCGGCATTTGAGTCGTAAGCTATCGTTAATTCAAGATGATAATGCAAAGAAAGATTTGCTGGAATCTGACAAAGTACGTGATAAAGCAAACGAGCTTTTCTACAATGAAGATGGTCAGCATCGCTTTTACCTACTTGATAATCGTGATGGTACAATCGAAGAGATTCAAGATACAGTAGAAGAACTTGTAGTATCATGCGGTTGTAGAATCATTGTGCTTGATCCTTTACAGGACATTCTTGATGGTTTATCAAATGAAGACCAAGCATTATTTATGAAATGGTCCAAAGGTATCATTAAGAGTCACAATGTAACTTTGATCTTTATTAACCACGTTCGTAAATCAGCTTCTGGAGTACAAAATTCTTCACAAGGTGGAGCATTCACAGAAGAAGAAATTCAGGGTAGTTCTACTATTATTAAGTCAGCTTCAGCTAATATCTTGCTAAGTCGAAATAAATACGCAGAAGACCCAACCGAACGCAATACAACCAAAGTTGTACTTAGTAAGAATCGTATTTGTGGATTGACTGGACCTGCTGGTAACGTCTACTATGATAACGATACGCATACTTTGCATAACTTAGATGACTGGTTGAACAACCAAAATTAAGCTTGACGTAGACCTAGAGTTGTGATAGACTCTAGGTTTTCTTTATTGGAGAAGTACAAATGGATTTGACAAGAGACTGGATTTATGATATTGAAACGTACAAATCAGCGTTTACGTTTGCTGTCATTCGTGCAGATGGTAAGTTCGCACGAGTATTTGAGGTTTCTGATCGCACAAATGAACTTGGTCGTATCTACGCTTGTGTAGATCATATTGAAGCTACTGCAGGTCGTTTGGTAGGCTTTAACAACGTGGGATTCGACTATCCAATCCTGCACGAGGTATTGACTAACCGCAGGTCTTGGGAATCTAAGAGTGGTAAGCAAGTTGCTGCTGCTGTACACAAGCTTGCACAAAAGCAGATTGACTCTTTCAAAGATAACGGTTTCGGTCACAGCATCAAAACCGATGAACAAATTATTCCACAAGTTGACTTGTACCGCATTCATCACTTTAACAACAAGGCGAAAGCCACTGGTCTAAAGATGCTGGAATTCAACATGCGTATGGACAACATTGAAGACTTGCCTTATGCTGTAGATGCTGAATTGACCGATGCTGAAATCGATAAGCTAAAAACCTACAACCTACATGATGTGCGCTGTACGCTTGCATTCTATCTGAAGTCTCTTACACAAATTGAATTCAGGGATAATCTGAGTATTAAGCTTGGTCGTGACTTTACTAATGCAGATGATACAAAGATTGGTGCTGAATACTTTCAAATGAAGCTTGAGGATTCAGGTGTTAAGCTGTACAAGTTCAAAGATGGTAAGAAAGTAATGATGCAAACCAAGCGAGACAAGATCGCAATCAAAGACTGTTTGTTCAAGTACTATAAGTTTGATCGTCCAGAATTTCAAGCTGTTTATGACTGGTTTTCTAAGCAGGTTATCACTGAGACTAAAGGTGTGTTTTCAGATATTGAAGAGCACAATCTTGGTAAAGTTACAAAGTATGCAGAACTTACTGTAAAGCGCAAGAAGTTCAAGGGAGTACCAACTGAGCGAGATACTGATGACTTCAAGAATCAACATCCTATGGGTTGGATTGAAGTTGAAGAACTCAAAGCTACAGAATATCTATTTGATGCAAACGGTGAGCATGTGACTGAACATGTATTAGATGCAGATGGTTGTCCAGACCTCAGTAAGAAGCCTAAAAAGGTCAGAGTGCCCAAGAAATCCTATTGGGGATGCTACCGTATTGCTGAGACACTGAACGTCCTTGTAGACGGTTATCGCATTGATTTCGGTGTAGGTGGTGTACATGCGTCATTGACTGAAAAGATCGTCAGTGCTGGTAAAACTTACATGGTTCGTGATGCTGACGTTAGTTCAATGTATCCAAACATTGCTATCTCAAATAAGATTTACCCTGAGCATCTTGGTGAAGAGTTCTGTGTTATCTACAAAGACATGTATGAGCAACGTAAGTCATATGCAAAGAACACTGCAGAAAATGCAATGCTTAAACTTGCACTGAATGGTACATATGGTAAGAGCAATGATAAATACTCTGTGTTCTATGATCCAAAGTTTACAATGTCAATTACTATCAATGGTCAACTATCTTTGTTGATGCTTGCAGATCGTTTGCTGCAGATTCCAAAGCTCAAACTTGTGCAACTAAATACAGACGGTTTAACTGTAGCCATGACACGAGATACTGAAGAGCAATACAATGCAATTTGCACTCAGTGGCAAAAGGATGTAAAGCTTGATTTGGAATTCGTGGATTACCAGAACATGTACATTCGTGATGTTAACAACTACATTGCTGTGTACACAAATGGTAAGACAAAGCGTAAGGGTGCATACCAGTATGAAGATTTGGGATGGCATCAAAACCAAGGTGGTCTAGTCATTCCAATGGCTGCAGAAGCTGCTATGCTGCATGGCAAGGATGTGCGTGAGTTCATTCAAGAGCGACTTGATCAAGGTCATCTCTTTGACTTTATGCTACGCACAAAAGTTCCTCGCAGTTCAAAGCTTGTGCTAGAATTTGAGGATGGTCGTGTAGAGCAACAACAGAACATCTGCAGGTACTACCCTTGTAAGACTGGTGGTAAGCTGATCAAGTTGATGCCAGCATTGGAAGATAGTGAAGATAAGTCAGATCGTAGATTGGGTATTGATACATCTTGGAATGTAAAGACCTGCAACAACATCGCTGATTTCGGTTATGATGTTGACTTGGATTACTATGTGAATGAAGCTGAAAAGCTAGTTATTAGAAAGGTTTAATATGAAAGAAGATTGTGATTGTGGTTGTAATAATCCTGTCGCTACCAATCCAAAAGAAATGCTGGAGTTTTTAGCTAATCGTTTCGAGTACGCAGGTATAGCCGATTCTGTAGCTAAATATTACGCTAGAGACATTCGTAAAATTCTCAAGGAATATTTTGGAGTACAATCATGAGTTGGAGTGCTTTACCGTTTTGGGTGTATGATGTAATTTATGAGCATGATCTTGCTAAGATGCAATGCTGCTTTGAAGATGAATGGTTTGCTGGTACTCATAAGCAGTTACCTGAGCATGTAATCAGCATCTCTAAAGCTACTTTTAAAACACATGAAATTGGAGGTTGGAACTATGAAAGAGTACTATGTGATTTATAAAGAATATGAGCAACCTAAGCTTGGGCACTTTATTATTACTGCACAAAACAAATATGAAGCTAAACTTGCATTTTTATCTTCAGGTATTAAGCACGATTACATCATAAAGGTTATTCTATGAGTTACATTTATAAGTACAATAAAGATCATCATACTTTGGAACAGTATAAAGATGGTATGCTCAGGGCTTGTATGCAGATGCCTAAGTCTGATCTGAACAAGTTAGCTAATTTGAACATCAAAGAAAATATTTTGCGAAATGTTGACATGGGATTGAAAACTGATGTATAATTGAGGTTAAGCGAGTGTAGCTCAGTTGGATAGAGCACTGGTCTTCTACACCATTGGTCGGGGGTTCGAATCCCTCCACTCGCACCAAATATGGACAAGATGGGTTAATCATCTGATGCTGATGTGAAACTTCCTAATAGCATAGGAGGAAGACAGGAGTTCAATTCTCCTTTTGTCCACCATAAAATTAGTCCCGGTTCTCTGCAAGCTTCATATCCCTAGAAGTGAGTACAACCCGAGGTAGGTGCAAGCCCTATCAACCTCCCTGCGTAGCGGGGAATTGGAAAAAGATGCGAGTGATGGTGGACTTCGCATTCGGATTTCTTAGACCTGCGGATTGTCGTCCAATAGGAAAAGACACTATAATACTGGTTTAGGGACCAGAGGTTATAGTTCAGTATATTTCAGGTTGGGTAAACGAACGTGGTTTACTATTTGGGTTAAAGTTGGACGATGGCCTGTTTGCGCCTAGACAGTTAACTGAAACTAAGATACGGAATATACTGAACTATAACTAAGGAGTAAACATGAAAAATCTACTGATTGGTTCACAAGCATTACAATACTGGAGTGCTACCTTCAAAGTAAGACCAGATTCAGATTGGGATATTATTAGCGAACATAAAATTCAAGATCGTGCCTTGCGTATTGAAAATCATACGTTTGATACAATTGGTAACTACGATCTATTGAATTATGCCAGTACGCACTACATTACAATTGGAGGTCAAAGAGTCTATGTAGTTAACCCTATTGGTCTTGCAATTGTCAAGCGCAGTCACCTATGGCGTGATCGTAAGTTTGAAAAGCATATGACACAATACAATACGTACTTAAAAGTATTTCGTCCGTTCTTTACCGACAAGGATGAAGATATATTGCACAAACGAATTAAGCTTACTATGTCAGCATATCCACAAGGTAATCCAAACTTGATGCAAACAGTAGAAGATTTCTTTGATGATGCAGTAACTAAGAAGTACAATCATGATTACTTGCATGAATTGTTTGCTTATCACGAAGAGCCTTTGTATAAAAAATTGCAAAAAGATTCAAGTTTAGCGTGGTGTGATAAAAATCTGTGGTACAATCTAAGCCATGCAGACAAACTTAGATGCATTGCAGAAGAAGCTTATGTTATTTCAACTGAAAGGTTTTTAGTACCTAGCGATTGGAAAACACCATCTAAACTAGCGTTTTACAAGTCAGTAAATAAGATTTGTACTACACTATGTTCTGGTTGGTTTCGTTCTTACGCAATAGATAATTATACTGATGTTTTAGATTTGTATGATGAAAATAAATTTGTTACAGTTAGAAAGGTGTTGAATGGGACGTAAAATAAAACATGGAATGTATGGTACACCTACTTATTATAGTTGGACCAACATGTTACAAAGATGTAATAACCCTAATAATACAAATTATGACAAATATGGAGGTAAAGGTATTGTAGTTTGTAAAAGATGGTATGATTTTGAAAATTTCATGGAAGACATGGGTTTGCGACCAGAAGGTATGACCTTAAATAGAATCAATTCTGCTAAAATATATAGTAAAAAAACCTGTGAGTGGGCTACAACAAGTGTACAATCTTATGATCGAAATCTAAGAAAAGAAAACACCATAGGAGTGCGAGGTGTCAGATGGAGAAAAGACAGAAATATGTATGAAGCTAGAATAAGTAAGAATGGCGTCCAAATTCTGTTATATTATGGTGAGTCTCTTGAAGATGCAATTCGAGCAAGACTTGAAGCGGATAGTATCTATTATCCAAAAACAAATTTTACTAAAGGAGTAATATGACTGAACGTTTGATTAATAAAATCAATGCACTGTTTGTTAAA